TATGGAAAGAAAACGACAGTCAGTTAGCGCATATGACTCTTGCAGTTTGTATGACGAATTAGAAGAAAGCGACATAGATATTGAGTTTGTGGAGGAATAATGGAACAGCGAGAAAACCCTGCGTGGTGGGCGGCACGGTTAGGCAAGGTGACGGCATCCCGCGTCGCGGATGTCGTCGCCAAGACTAAATCAGGCTACAGCGCGAGCCGCCAGAATTACATGGCCGACCTGATCGTGGAACGACTCACCGGCCAAAAGGCGACCAACTTCAGCAACGCGGCGATGGAGTGGGGCGTAGAGCAAGAGCCTCACGCTAGGGCTGCGTATTCGGCTCGTACAGGCGAGTTGGTTGAAGAGGTGGGGTTTATAGACCACCCGACCATCGCGATGTCAGGAGCCTCCCCAGACGGTCTGGTAGGCGACGGCTGCGTGGAATACAAATGCCCGCAGACCGCAAACCACCTGGAGTACCTGTTAGCCGGCAAGCCGCCCGAAAAGTACGTCATTCAGATGCAGTGGCAGATGGCTTGCACTAACCGAGCGTTTTGCGAATTTGTGAGCTACGACCCACGCCTGCCTGAACACTTGCAAATGTTGGTGGTGCGGGTTCCGCGTGATGATAAACGCATTGCCGAGCTTGAAGCCGAGGTACGCAAGTTCCTTGCAGAGTTAGATGACAAACTTCAACAACTGGAAAAGGTGAAACTGTGAATTACGATCCCAATTTGAAAGGCGTGTTATTCCGTAACGACAAAAACGGCAATGAAAAACGCCCTGATTATCGCGGCTCTGCCGTCATCAATAACGTGGATTACAACATTTCGGCATGGATTAAGGCGAGCAAAAAAACGGGCGATAAGTTTTTGAGCTTGACGTTTCAACAAAAAGAGCAAGCCAAACCCGCACCGAAACAAGAGCCAGCATGGGATGACATGGATGCACCCTTTTAATTTACGCATTTTTGTGGGCTACGATCCACGCGAGGATATTGCCTACCAGGTCTGCCGCAAGTCACTTTTGCGGCACGCCTCCATCCCGCTAGACATCCAGCCAATTAAACAATCAGAGCTTCGGGAACGAAATTTGTATTGGCGAGAGGCTGATCCGCTGTCTTCGACGGAGTTTAGTTTTACTCGGTTTCTGACGCCGTATCTCGCCGGATACAACGGCTGGGCGGTATTTGTAGACTGCGATTTTCTTTTCAGGGGGGACATCGCGGGATTGATGGACTACGCCGATCGGGCAAAAGCGTGCTTTGTGGTAAAGCACGACTACAGGCCGACCGAAATTGTCAAAATGGACAACCAAACGCAGCACCAGTACCCCCGCAAGAATTGGTCAAGTTTTATGTTTATCAACTGTGGCCATGAGCAAGTCAAGGCTCTTACGCCCGAGGTGGTTAACCGTGAAACGGGTATGTACTTACACAGATTCAATTGGCTTACAGATGATGTAATTGGTGAATTGCCGACAGCGTGGAACTATTTAGAAGGCTGGTACACCCGCGAGCAATGCCCAAACCCGCTTGCCGTGCATTTTACCCGTGGCGGCCCGTGGTTTAAGGATTACTGCGATGTGGAGTACGGCAAAGAATGGCTTGAGGCGAGCCGGTGAAACGCATTTTTCCCATTGGCACCACGCCCGAGCAGCTCACCGTTGCGGTGACGCGGATGGTGCAGGGGTTAGACACCACGAAAGCGTGGAGCGTGGAAATTCAGCCGTGGAAGCCACCCCGAACGCATCAGCAAAACGCTTTTTTGTTTGGGGTGGTGTATCCCAGTTTAATTGAGGGTGCGGGTGAACTACTGGCAGGGTGGGAGCTTCAAGACATCCATGAGTATTTCTTGGGCGAGTGGGCAGGCACCGAAACCATCACCGGCTTTGGCCGTGAACGCATCCGACCACTCAAACGCTCAAGCAAACTGACTCGACAAGAGTTTAGCGATTATCTTGAATTTATCAGTCAACGATGCGCTGACATGGGCATTGTAATTCCCACTCCCGAGGGCATGCCATGTTTAGCGTAATTGTGCCGGATGCGGTAATGGACGAAAGTTGGCAATTTTCTAAACGCCACAAACTCGGTCATCGCGGCGATGGGAGTGACGGCAACGTTGAGCAGCAGCTGGTCGGCGTCATTGGTCAAAACATGGTGAATCTTGGACTATGCCAGCCACTGATGCAGCACGACACAGGGTTTGACGGGGGCATCGATTTTCAGGTGTTTGGCATCAACTTTGATGTCAAAACGATGGGTCGCACGCGATACCCCGAGCAACACTATGTCAACAATTTGCTGCGGTCACAAATCAATTACCACTGCCATGCGTATCTGTTTTTGAGTTTTAACAAATCCAACCGCGAGTTGACTTTTTGCGGCTGGTTACCCAAAGAAATGTTTTTGTACCGCGCCACTTTGTACCGACAAGGCACCGAGCGGGAGCGGAGCGATGGCACGACGTTTGAGTTAAAGGCCGATACGTTTGAAATCCAAAACAAGGATTTGTATAACGATTTTACGAGTTGGCCCGAACTGATCGCGCAGTGGTATCGGCACTCGGAGGATTTGCTATGAGCTTTATGGTAGACACTCCGTTTACAACGGCCTACATCCGAAACGAATTTCTGTACGACCACACGCAAGGCAAGGGTGAGTTTACTGAATGCACCGTGTTTGGCTTTCGCGCAGAGCCTGCCCGTGTCCCTATGTTTAGCGTAATGCTGGCAAATGGCGCGCAGTGGGCGAGGATGCCAATTCACGCGATTTGTTCCAAGCCGTGTGATTCGCTGCCGCTCAACGTCTGCGTGTGGTGGGACAGTTTTAGTCGTTTCTGCGACGTGCGTGAGATGCAGTTTTTGCGTAATCACCGCGTGAAAGCGCTAGGCCGCGACGGGGTTCAGCGATCTGGCGTGTACCTGTTTAGCGTATTCTGGGCCGATGGTGGCTGGAGCGAAATTCCTGATCAATCGAAAGACCACCACATCATTGCGCTCGATACCGGCCAATGGATCGCGTACCCCAACAATCGATTGCTGTGGCAAGACCCGTCATGGATTGGCGGCGAGTTGCCGCGAGGCTGGAAGTCACCGACTACCAACTACAGCGTGGAGGCACTACTGTGAATTGGTTAAAACGCATTGTGAGGCGATTTCAGGCGTTTCGGCGGTACGAGTGGCGTCATGTGCCACCCCCGAACGTCCGCTGTTCACGCGGCTTTGGAGGGGATTACTGGTGACAATAGACAACGAATCCGAACCGGGAAGCTGGGAGCGAGAGCTAAAGCGTCACCCGTGGGGTTACGGACAAAGGCAAGAGCCGACCATTGCTGAAATTCTGTACCGCATGCGCGCACATGGCCTTGACAAAGAGGCCGACATCATTGCCCGAGAACTAGCAAACGTGTCTCGATGAAATGATGTCCCTCGCAGCGCACTTCGCCTTCAAGAAGCTTGCGAATTTCAGGGTGGCTACACCCATAACCGTTGCCGTTCCACGGACACAAATACACGCAGCGCGCACAAAGGCTGGGCTTAAACCATTTGTCCTCGGAACCATGTTTTTCCATGTTCAACGACCGCCATTTCGGGTGGCAATAATCGCCCATTTTCAAATGTCAACACAATAAACCCAGAGCACCAGTTGACTGGCCCCGCCTCGGTGTAGTTGAACTGCGGGCCATAAGGCTCTGCAAGCGTTCCCGTGTCAATGCCGTAGCGGCGACCGCGATAATCGGCCCAAGGTGTAATTTGTAGCTTGTGCAGATGCCCATGGACGTAATGCACGCCTGCCTTGAGTGTTGAGTTGTAAGCCGAGTGTATCCCGCCGGCTACGGGTCGGTGACGCACGGCCACCCACGCATCGCTGCCTTGATTCAGATGCACTGCCCAGCCCGCTTCCCAGCGCGGCAGGTAATCAAGCAGCGTCATGCCCCACATCTCCTCAAATTCGCCAACGCGGCTGGACAGATAGTTCTCAAAGCGGCTGTCATGGTTGCCAATTGTTCGCAGTAACTTTGCGCCCTGCGCGGCTCGCTCAATTTCGGCCATTCGATCCTGCACCGCATGAATCTCATCCTTCATGTCGGGTTGCTTTTCCCACATGATGCGAGCGTGCCGAGAGATGCGTGCGCCATCCAAAATGTCGCCGTTCATAATGACAGCGGCAGGCTTGAGCTTTTTTGCGACTCGGCAAAAGGCTTGGTGAGCAACGCTCACAATGCCAGGCCAATAGTGCGCATCGCTTGCGACCATTACCACGCCGTCCGTGCAATCAAACGGTATATCCCGCTTGTATACACGCGCCCGAATCTCGGCCAATTGATCTGCTTTGCGCCCCACTAAAGACTGTGTAGATACTTTCGTTTTGCTTACACCGTTGGTTCCAGTGTATTTCAACGAAATACCGTAACGCGCTTCAATGTCGCGCCGTCGCGCAAACACCGCCCGTTTAGCAATTTTTAAGGTGTCTGAAACTTTCGTGGCTGAACCTAATCGTTGCCAAGTCGCAATAAATTCTTCGTCAGAGCAATATTTACCCATGTCATTTCATCGTTGTCAGCATGCAATGCAGCATCAGTGAGGTTCGGTCAACGAAATCCTCATTGGCTGATAGGTCATGGTAACTAGCGCAATCAAGGATTGCGTGTACGGCTTCATGCAGGAATACCTGCTGACGGTGCGACCCCGTTAAATCGCTTCGCAGCTCAATGCGCAATTCAGACGGTATCCACATTGCTAAAACATCCTCGCCATATTTCCAGCGTTTAAGCGGAATGTTCACCACTTTAATGGTATGGCCCGCTAACTTAAACGATTTTGGGATGCCATCGCTTCGCATATTAGTACGACCAAATGTTTGGGCGAGGAGCCTCCTCAAGCGTATCCAAATGAATAAACCGACCTGATGTTTTTTGATTTACGCCAATTCCTTTAAAGCCCAAAGCAAAAGCGTGTTTCATCAACTCATACGCCTGTTGTCCATCTACTACCACATCACAAGCACAGCCTGACGCATGTGCGCCAGGTTTTATTTTCTTGGCTTCAATCGGATGTTCTGGACATCGATAACCGCTGGAAATTCGCATGGGCTTGCCGTAAGCCATTCGCAAAGCCTGTAGCTTGGACAGAAACTCCGGCTTCATTTCGTTCTTGCCGCAGTGGCTGCATTTAAACTCATCAGCCTTGAAGTTAGGATAGAGACTCCAATCCATTACCTCTTCCTCATGTCCATAATTTTTTCAAGCGTTCTACCACCAAAATAGGCGCTCATCACCAGCATCCCCCACTGGCCTAACAACGTAACATAAGCTTCGGCTACCTTAACTCCATACCCATCTAATAGCGCAAGACCAAGATAAGCGGTCAGGATATATGCAAGGGTTAACGGTCGGATGTTTTGAGCAAGCCATGAGTTTGTCGCGGCATCAGCCTGCCAGCGGCTTGTGATGTTGTCTTGCTCTGATTTGTAAAGCTCTGTCTCGTTTGCCATTTTGGCAAGCTCGCCATCCTGCGCCATTTTTGCCAAATCCATTTGGGCTTTGGCTTTGGCTTCAGGATCTGGAATGAGCTTGTCAACAATCTTTGCCGCAAACGGTAAAAGCTGCTGCCACATTACTTTTCGCCGTCCTTTTTGTTCCAGAGCTGGAATAGGGTCTTTACCTTTTCTTCGACCACGGCCAGTCTTACGTCCATTTTTGCAAGTATGATAATGAGCGTAATAATGCCTAAAAAAATAGGCCACGCCTTGATGATTAGCTCTGCGGTACTCACGGCTTGTCTGCTTTGTCGTCTAATTTATCCCAGATACGTCCAAGGATAGTTTTAATCTCATCAATGTCAGCGCGGTAATCAACGCGAGCCACATACGTCAGTGGCATCTGGCGCACGTCTTTGTCCAAGCGTTCGATGCTGCGGCTGATGTTGTTTAGAATCCAGCCGCCAAACATGCCCGCTACACCGACAATGATGTTGAAAAGAAGCTGCCCGTCGTCCATGTCATTTCTTCTCTGCTAGAGCCTGCGTCGTTACCACGCGCAGAATCAGATTGCATAGCGCACCGACCATCAAGATACTGGCCGCGACATTCTGGCCGAATAGCACGGTCAGGTTTCCTGCGAACATTTCTAACGACGCTAGCAACGCCAGCAGCACGTTCCACCAAACGGTTTTGCTTTTCAGTGCGCCTTTCAAAGTTTGCATATCCATGAGTTAGCTCCTTAACCGCAATACAACACAGCGGGGACACAGTACGACCCGTCATCGTATTGGTGCGTCTTGACCGTGCTAGTGACTTTGCCGATGGTGCTGCTGCGAATGATGTCATCCGCTTGAACACGCGCTGTGCCGTCGCCGTTGGATTCCAGCAAGTCGCCCTCTTGCACCGTGACACTAGCATTCACGCGACAGATAAACGCGCCGACCGCTGTGACGTACATATCATTGGTGGTTTCCCAATCGTTGTCCCACGCCATAAACACGCCATAAACCTTCTTGCTGCCAGCCGTGTCGCTGATTTTGCACTTGGGCAGACGTTCGTTTGTTTCGTCAGGCCACTCACACAATTCGTTGATGGACTCCATTACCGTGCCGCGCAAAATGTCCGGCTTACTGCCGTCTTGCAGTTGCGACCAGTGTGAGCCTGCGAAGGCGTTGTAAGAAACGGTGCTTCCGGAGACGGAAACGGTGCCTTCAGCGGTTCCTGCCTGTCTAAACTCAACAAGTGTTCCATCATTAGTTAATCGATTAACATACAAAGAGGCAGCAGAGTCTCTTGTGAAAACACCAAACCCAACATTATCCAACCCTACGCCTCTTTGCGTTGAAGTGGTAACTAATGTGCTAGGGTTTTCTGTCGTCCCAACCACAAAATTCCCCGACGAGTCGATACGTGCCGCCTCTCCAACCGTTCCCGCATTGGTAGATACGCCAAACCGAATATCACCTCCGCCAGTAGTCCCCGCAGCAGACGATAAAATGTAACTCACAACACGCGGGCTAGGAGAGGTTGCATCGCGTGTATACCATTCAATTTTGCCCAATGGTTGGTTGGTGCCAACGCTTGTATCTATATCAGTAAAGCGAAGTACATTATTTGGCGTATCTGAAGAGAGGCCGGTATTGTTAGCTGCAATGTCCAGCAAAGTGTCAGGCGTACTCGTCCCGATGCCGACGTTGCCGGAGGAGTTAATGTAAAAGCGTGGCGTACCATTAACCACCACGAAGTCGTTTCCAACAGCGCCTAAATAAATTTGTTCGTAATCTGTGGTTGTGTCGTCTTTAAATGAAATATATACGGCGGGGTCGCCAGACTCAAAGTTTGCAACTATGTTTGCAGTGGCGTCATAAACATGAAGCCTGTCATTAGGCGAACTCGTCCCGATGCCAACGTTTCCAGAGGAGTCGATAGTCATGCGGTCGGCTGTGTTTGTACGAAACGCCATTGAATCATCTGTGTGTGAGTAAGTCAGCAACCCAACATTGCCTGAAGACTCATCGCCAAAACGAATTTGGCTCACGCCAGCAGAATTTGCAGTCAATCCTAATCTTGCATCACCGCCTGCAAAAGTGCTTTCAACTTGTATTAGACTGTCGGCGGTTGATGACAATACATGAAGGTCACCGATAGGGTCGTTTGTGCCGATGCCCACACGCCCAGTTTCCCCTTCGACAAAAAGCGCATTTTCTACGGTGTCCGACTCAATGCGAAAGTCAATATCATTGCCGGGTTCGTTGAAAACGGCCTCTGTATTTGAAATGCTAAAACGTTCAGTGTCTAACGTGTCAAAGAAAGCTTTATCAGCATTGTTAGCGCCATCTCCCCGCGTTCTGATTCTGAATGCGGTTCCTGTTTTATCTCCATCACCGCCGCGATAACCAAAAAACACCGCTTGAGTAGTAGTGCTGTCGGCGCCTGTAACTTTATAGCTTGCAACTGTTGAAAGAGTAACGCCGCCGTAAACATCTAAATTATCAATCGGGGCGTTGGTGCCGATGCCTAACGCTGAAGCAGAGGCATCCCAAAAAAATCCAGCGGTCGTGCCGGTGTCTTCGTAAAAAGAAATGTCACCGTTTGAACCAAACTCTGCGGCCTTGGTGTAAGTGCTGCCGCGACTGATGACGGCATTATCAGGGGTCGTAGCCGTATCGTCTTGACCGTAATTTATAACAACGCCGTTGTCGGCTTCGATTTGCAGTGAGTTGGTAAAAACACTGTCGCCGGTCTTTATGCGCGCGTCAGGCGAGCTACTTGTGTTAAACGTTATAGTGTCGCCTTCGGACGGGAAAGTAAGTCCAGTAGCCGTGACGGTTCCAGCTACATCAAGCGACGCAATAGATGCGCTTGTAACCGTCAAGCTTGTCAATACCGCCGTACCGACGTTAGCCGAGGCAATGCTGGCGGCTGTGCTTGTCAAATTAGTAACGGTGCCGGTGGTTACTAACGCTACTGCCGCGTTAATTGATGCGGCAGACGCAGACGTTGCAACTAACGACGTAGCATTAAGTGTTGTCACCGCCGCTACTGCTAAATTAGCCGAGGCGGCTGACACAGTGGTTGCGTTAACTTTGCCCGTTACATCATCAATAGTTATAGACGCTGTGCCGTCTTTTGCTTTGATGTTAGCAACTTCTAAATTAGTTACGTCAATTGTTGTTGTGTTAAAGCTTGTAATTGTTGCCGCAGCAAACACCGCTGATGCGGCTGACACCACCGTAAACGTACCCGCTGCGGGCGATGACCCGCCAATAGTAGTTGCGTCAATAGTGCCACCGTCAATGTTCACGGTAAGCGCATTCACGCTGTTAAGCGTTACAACACCTGTGGAATCGGCAATAGATCCTGCGTTGGTACCATCTTTGGCTTTGAGGTTAGTCACCTCAAGATTAGTGCTGTCTACCGTCGTTGCATTGACCGTCGTAATGTTGCCGGTCGTTGCCGTTGCGGTCGTAAACGTGCCCGCAGCAGCCGTGCCGCCACCAATAATTGTGCCGTCAATGGTGCCGCCGTTGATGTCAGCCGTTGTTACGGTGCCAAGACTTGCCCAGGTGCCAGTGATGGACACGTTGTTGGCAAGCGTCCAGCCGCTGCTGTTAAATGTAAGCGCGTCAGCCGACGCATCACCCACCGTCACGTTGCCGTTTAACGAGGTTTGTCCTGCAACAGTTAACGTCCCCGACACGTTTAAATTAGTAAAACTGTTAACTGGGCTAATTAACTGGAATCGAGTGCCGTCATACACCACGGAAACCATTTCACCCGATACTATGTCGCCAGCCACCAAAACGGTCGAACCGTCGCGGGTAACGTTTTTAGCGCCAAGACTGTCAATGTTGAGCGTGACCGCGCCTGTGTTGGTGGCAGGAGCAACAAAGTAATACACAGCGCCTGTAACGTAAGTCGTTAAAGCGGGCGACAGCGATCCAAGAAGCGTGTCAACGCCCGTCACCGTCACCAATGCCGCGCCATTGCTTTGAATCTGGGCAACCGTGGCAGCATCGGTAGCCGCTGTGCCATTGGCAAGGTTGGTAATCTTAAACCCGCCCATTGGAATGTTAGCGGTGGGCGTGGTTTGACCGTCCTTGGTGATGCAAGTGGTTAAGCCATTAGCCAAGTCAGCCGTCAACGCATTGAATGTCGTGGCCGAAATGACGGTGTTAGCGACGACAGGCTGACCTGCCGAGTTGATAACAAATGTACCGCTGCCGTTAAAACTCATCTGTGCTTACTCCTGTGTCGTCGCAAAAAACGGTTGTTCTTCGGCTGCATACTGTGCTGCACTCATACGTAACACTCGCGCCAAATCTTCCCGTTCTTTAGCAGACAATTTGCGCCTAAATTGTCGTTCAAAATCTTGTATTTGCTTTTGTATTTCAGTCTGTCCTGCTAATACTTTGCCTAATTTTCGACCTTGATCGCCATAAATTAACCTTGCTGGTAATGCAGCCGCGTAGCCGACTAATTGGCTTGGTTGTTGCGCGCCTGTCATTGGAATGCGCGGCGAAAACACATCCACTGATTCAGCGGCAATATTACGCATACGACCGCCGCCGCTTGCGTATTGCCCCTTGCCACCAGCACTTTCTTTCACAGCCATAGAAAACTGCGCTGGCGTAAATGCCTCTGGACGATCTTTTGACCGAACAATGGCATCTTCAAGCACTTTAAAGTTGCCATATTTAGCATCTACTTCCCGCAACGCAGCCATTACATCCGGCGCTAATTGAGACTCTAAAATTTCAGTTGCTTTTTTCTCCGCGTTTCTTAACAACGATTCTGCATCAGGAAAATTATCGTTGTCAGTCATATCGCGTAACTTTGAGCGAATGTTAGAACGAATTTCTAACAAATCGCCGCTAGTTAATTGACGCCCTTTTACTCGTCCCAATTCGTTATTAATAAAATTTTGCACATAACGGCGAGATTTAGGATCAGCAGCGGCTTGGCGCGGAATAGCCATTGCTTGCGATAACGGCACATCGTTACCTTGCGCCCGCATTAGTACTGGCCGCAATGGATAATCCTTAAATTGATTGTATGCGGTCTTGTAAGCCTCTTTAAGGTCGTTGTATGTGTCACGCACATCTGCGCGAGACGGAGGCGCGTATCCCGGCGGCGCTGCTTCTTTACCGATCAATTCTTGTGTTTGTTGCCACCCGCGCTGTCTTGCCGCTATAACTTTGGGCCGAATGAACGGAATGTTCATCATGGATTCTTCAACCATTGCCCATGTGCTGTCAGGGGCTATTTGACCCGGCGAAAGCTCTACTCCTTCTTTAATAAAACGGCGAGCAGCAGGCGACATATCAATGCCTTGCACTAACGTTTGCGCCGCCTTCCCGCCAGCCGGCAAAAGTGCACCAGCAACGGTTCCGTAAGCTCCTTCCGTTTGACGCGTTTCGGGTTCGCCGGTTAAATAAGTCGTTGCCCCGCTTTCTATTGCGGCGCGTTTTACTGGGCCAAGCCCGCGCATAACGCGCCCCATTGGGCCGCCCATTAACGATGTTGCAGCGGTTTCGCCAATAAATTCACCCGTTGCGCCTGCTGGGCCTTGCGTAAACGGCTCATCACGTTCTTTTATTTGCTGATACCGCTCTGGCGATACTAGCCCTGTAAATTCTCCGGCACTGGCAAGACTTCGCTCTACGCCCGCTCCCACCCCCATTAACGCACGTAATAACGGGTTTACTTCCCCGCCAATTGTGCCGGTTTTGGGGTCATACATGCGCGCTTGCGGCGTAGACGATGGACGCGATGTAGGCGTAGAAACGGTATGCGTCATTGCTTGCGCATTTAACCTGCTTTGTTCTTTGGCAAGTCTTTTTTGGAAACGCTCAATTTCTTCTGGAGTAAAGTCGTCCATTAGCGGTTCCTCTGCGCACGTTTCCAGCGCTGATAACGCACCTCTTCATCATCCATTTTCTTATATGGAATTTTGGAATCTTTGTAAGTGCTTTCGTAATCTGTAATTAAAGAATCGTACTCGTCAATGACATCAAGTTGTTTGTTACGAATAATGTTGCCGATCGTTATACGAGCTTGCGGGCTGTTGATAACTTGCGGAAACATTTGCATCAAAATTGCAGTTTCTTCTTTGGTAAATCCGCGCGCGCCACCCAATGCAGCTTGCGCTGACAACACCAAGTCGCTTGATTGCGCGGCAAACGCTTCTGTATTTTCTAAAACTTTGGGGTCAATTTTTATGCCAATGCTGTTCAAAAACTGGCTTGCGCCAACTGCCGTTGGTGCGAGTGCGCCGGTATACGTACCTTCCTCTGTTAAACGATCCAAATTGTTTACAGCGCGAATAATGTTTCTGGCGGCATACGCTTTTGGACGCAATTCCCCCAAATCTTTCAAAAAAATCTTTTGCGCTTCTACGTCGCCCTTTTCGCCTAAATTGAGTGCAATAGGCGGTTGCTTTGTCGTTTCTTTTTCAATTGCTGCGTCATACGTTGCTCTCAACGGACTATCTGGCGGCAAAGCATCGCGTTCCGCAATTAATTTGCTTAACGACGAACCAGTTGCCGATTTTGCGGGTGCAGCGTACCCCGTTTCTCGTTTGCCGCCGCGTTTGCCAAATTGCACCAATCCCGCTGCGGTTTCTATTGGCGCGTAAAATTCTTCTGCCTCTGGCGGTTTCATTAAATCCGCAGCATACGCACGAACCATTGGGTTTGTGCTTTCCAACCCTTCCAACGCTCGCGCACGTTTTTGCGCTTCTGTAAGCGGGCCGCCCACTTGCATCTGCATTGGCTGGCTAAAGTCAGGCTGACCGCCTGCACCCATTGCGGGCATTAAACGCTGATTGGGCGCTGCAACGGCGCTCGGCGGTGCATACGAAATGCGACCATCCTCAATCATGGGCGTCGGCGCTTCCATTGCGGCAAGTTGCCCCATATCAACATTGCGTTGCTCGGGTTCAAACGAACGAATGTAATCCACCGCCTCACGGCGCCCTGCCTTCTCTGCGGCTTCCTCGGCTTCTTTTGCCTTTTTGCTTGCACGGGCCGTCATGTAGCCCTGTAACGCTTTTACAAGCGGCGCAGCGCGAGGGATCGGGGCAACAACACCCTCCTGCGGCTCATACTGTTGCTGCGCGAGAGCTTCAGCCAGCATTGCTCTGCGACGAGCTTCCTCTAGCTGCCGCTCGTACTCGCTTGGCGCTCGAAATGTGCTGACGTAACGAACAGGGTCATTCCTGGCCATAATCAAAGTCTCCTCGGTAACCGCCTCCCTGCGGCGTTGTCATGCCCGCTGGTGACGGCATACGCGGTCGCATCGGCGGGCCACCCACTTGTGGAGCCATACCGCGCTGCATGCCCCTCGGCATTCCTTGTGGCATCCCTTGCGGCATCCCTTGAGGCATGCCACCCATGCCTTGCATCGGCATACGCGCCACAGGGCCACCTTGCTGCGGGGGTGCCATTGCGCTCATGGCGGGATTGCTGATTGGCCCCGTGTACTGCTGCGGGCCGGCAGGGCCGTTAAAATTCATGCTCTGCGGCGTCATGCCTGGCGCGGTGTTAGGCGTTGCGCCCGAATACGCGGCTGACGGTCGCATTGGCTGCTGCATGGTTGGGCCGTTTAGCGATGTATTGCGTTCTTGCATTGCCAGCATGCGCGCCAATTCCTGCGGGCGACGGTCGGGCCGCATCGGCATACTCATTGGGGGTCGTCGTCCGTTCATGTGTTAACTCCTACAGTAATCCGTAATTGACCATCTTGTAGCCATCGGAGCGAGTTACGACCGCCTCTGGCAATACCGTTTCTACTTCGTCTGCCATCACGCCGCGCTGACGCTGACCGGCAATGTCGTACTCGTAAATGCCAATGCCTAGCGGATGCGTTCCCACGCGAACAATGTTGGATTTCAAGCGGCGATCTGACCCAGTAAAAAATCCAGATAATCCCGCTGGGCCTGCCGCTGCTGCGCCAATTCCTTGGCCTAATGCGCCAAGCAATCCCATTTGTGCGTTGTATGCGCCGACTTGGTTGGCATAGTTTTGTTGTGCAAAATTTCCCGCCGCCTGACCCGCTTGGAATATTGGGGCCGGTGCCACGGTAACGCCGCTGTAGCCTTGGAATTGCGGAATGCTGACCTGCCCGCCTGACAACAACGCGCTGATCTCGTTGACCGGCATACTTCGGATTGCTGCTTGCTGCGCCAACGCTTGCTGTGCTGCGGTGTTGCGGAATTGCGCTTGCGCCAATGCTTGATTGTATTGCTGCTGTTGCAATGCATTCAGCGTATTAATGTAATCCAATTCCGTCTGCTGACGTTGCGCCAACGCTTGATTTTGCGCCCCTTGAATGTCCATTTGCTGCCCAAAGCGCTGTTGTTGAGCCGCATTGGCGGCAGCCACACGCGCCAATTCTTGCTGATACGCTTGTGCTTGCGCTTGATTGTAAAACTGCGCGGCTTCTTGCGATTGCCCCGCCTGCTGCGCCTGTAAAGCCATATTGGCCTGTTGCGCAGCCAATTGCTGTTGAAAGTTCTGCGATGCCGCTGCGTTTTTGAGTTCCTGTTGCGTAACGCTCTGCCCAAAAATTTGCTGCAAAGCTTGGTTTTGCGCTTCGGCTTGCGCAAGCGACTGCTGGTAATTCTGCGCAATGGCTTGGTTGGCTAATTCCTGCGCCGATTGGCCCATACCAAACTGCTGCAACAATGCCTCGCGATTAAACTGACCCGCGCCCAATGCCTGCTGATAATTTTGCGCCATTGCGGCGTTTTGCGCTTGCTGCGACTGCAACGCCTGCTGGAAGTTTTGAGCAATAGCTTGGTTTTGTGCCTGCGTGGCTTGCTGGCCCGTTTGGAACGTGGCTAATTGAGCCTCACGACCAAATTCACCCGCTGCAACGCGCTGCAAGAAATTTTGCTGTTGTGCGGCATTGCCTTGCTGCGCCTGCGCCAAAGCTTGTTGGAAGTTTTGAGCTTGCGCTGCGTTGAATGCCTGTTGCGCCTCTTGCGCCATGCCAAATTGCTGCCCAGCAAGTTGCGCGCCTAATTCGGTTTGACCAACGGCTTGACCAAACTGTTGAGCTTGCGCGGCGCGTTGCGCCTCTTCGGCTGCCAACGTTCCCTGCAAATTTTGCTGTATGGCTTGGTTTTGCAACTGTTGCGCTGATTGCGCTTGCGCAAAGTTTTGTGCAATTGCTGCATTTTGCGCTTGCTGCGCTTGCTGGCCCATGCCAAAGGACGCTAATTGCGCTTCGCGTCCAAACTCGCCCGCCGCAAGGCGCTGCTGGAACGCTTGCTGTTGCGCCATGTTTTGCGCCGATTGCGCGGCCAACGATTGTTGGAAGTTTTGCGCCAACGCTTCGTTGTACAAGCCCAACCCTTGTGCGCCCATTCCAAACTGCTGCATGGCCGCTTGGTTGGCAAAATTCGCCAGCGCTTGCTGCTCGGACAATCCTTGCTGACGCATAGAGGCATCAAGCGAAATACCTTGTGCCGCTGCTTGCAGTAAAAGATCGTTCTCTTTTTGCATTTGCGCCGACATAGCGGCGTTGTATGCTTCGCCGCCAGGGCGCAAGCCTTGGTTAATTAATTGCGTTTCTAATTGTTGCCGCTGGCCTTGCAACTGCGGAGCTAAACGAGACAATAACGCCGTTTGCGCCGTCATGCCCGCGTTGACCGGCATAGCAGCCAAGTTTGCGGTGTTTAATTGGCGCTGCAATTCGGGTGTTGCTAAATCGCCCTGCGCATAACCAAATCGGCCCTCTTGTACGTTGCGCGATACATCGCCTACGCCCGACAAATTTAAATTTGGATCAATTTGACCTGCGGCGGGGCCGCCACCCGCAAGGCCAAATAAACCGCCGGCTGGGCCGCCCTGCGCAGTGCCAAATGCGCTTGCGCTTGTTCCCGCGCCCACGCCGCCAACACCTGACAAATTAAGACCCTGCAACAATGGGGTGAGCGCAGAGGCGAAAGCTGCATATTGTTGTGCGTTGGGGCCACCCTGCGCTATACCCAGCCCAGATAAATCAAGGCCGCCAAATTGCATTCCTGCTGGGCCACCTTGCGCGGTGCCATACGCTTGCCCGCTCGGCGCGCCCTGCGCCGTAAATTGATTTGCTTGTAATTGCCCTAAATTAGTTGGAACCGAGGGGCCAGCGCCTGCAACGCCGTAGTATTCCGATCCTGGGGCCATAATCGCCCCTTGGACATTAACGTTTGCTTGTGCCTGCTGGCCGGTTCCCATTTGTCCCGGCAGTGCGCTTACATTATAAGTTTCGGCTGGCGCATATGCGCCTGTCGTCGGCGCACCCGTAATGGTGCCGCCTGCGCCTTGCGCCAAGGCTTCCGCTTGCCCCATTTGTGTAATGTCATCGGGTTTAGCAACCGTGCCATAAGGGCCAAGCGCGCCGTAGGTTAAATCAGGAATGCCGCTAGGCGTAAAAGCTGACGCAATGCCTAACTCGTCAAGCCCTTTAGCCGCACCCGCTGCGGCTTGAGACATGTAAAGTTGGGCCAGCTCCTGCTGACGTAATGCAGCTTCTGCATTAGGGTCAATGGTTTGCCTAATCGTCGGCTGTTCAATGTAGGTTGTAAAATCTTCCTGTGATGGTTGCGGCCCCGCATTTAGCGGGTTTGTCATTACGTTTTGACGCCATTGCTCCATCGCCTTGTTAAAGGCATCTGTGTCAACCGTCGGGGTTTTTGTCCAAGTAACTTCCTGCGACCCCGTGGGGCCGTAGATGTTGGGATTGGACATGTACGCCGATTGCTTGGCAGCCGCCAAGTTGGCCTCACCCTGCTTGACAGCTAGGGTGGCGTAATCAGGTGCTGGCGGCGGTGCCGGTGATTTTTTGCCCATACCTTGGCTCCAAATAGCGACACCCTTCTGGTGTCTGCGTCATCAAAACAATATCTCCAGAGTCATGCGCGGCATTTTTAATTCGCGCTTCCTCGGAAAAGCCCATTTTGCTGACCAACTTGAGCGCTCGGGTATGATTGCTACTGATTGGCCCGATTATCTTATCAACATTTGCGACGTTGTACGCATAATCGTATATTGCCGCAATATAAGTGGGCGTAACACGGTGCCACGCAAGATGGCACACCACTGAACGCCCGTTCCAATTCTCAAATATCGTTCCCGCGACCAATTCGCCGTCGCGTTCTAATCCAATTGCCACCGATTTTTCAGGCCAAAACGCCCCATCGGTGTGATTAACCACCCAAAAGCCCACCTTGGGGCCGTTGACTATATTCCAGCCCATCCGATTTGATACACCACATCGGTTGACGCCCACTGGATTTGCAAGTTTTCGCTTACGCTGTTAAACGAAATAGCCCCGCAATACCCAATCCCCGTAACGCCTGCTTGGTTATTGGAAATAACCACATCAGAGCCCCATAACGCTACATCAAACAGCCCTACATCCCACAGGCCCGCGACAGATGGGCTAAATGACAATGCGCCCGTTTGGTCGGCGGTCTGAAAATCGGTATTGATGCCGATAACAATGTTGGGTTGGCCGTTGCTAAAAATGCTCGGTCGAGCGCGGGTAAAGTATTTAACAACTCCTCGCGTCTCGAAATAATTAAATGCTTGCAATCCTTTTGTTTGGATTGGCTCACCGTCATCAGAATAGCCGCCGTCACCCGTTGTCCATGCTTTGGCAACATATCCATTGCCGCCAAAATACGGTTCGTTGTCTACCAACGCCCAACAAGATGCATTCCAACCTGTAAAGTTGCACCACGCCTTGGTGATGTTGTTCATTACAAATTGCTGTTGGCCCGTTGATACTGGCACATTAACAATCAAAGCGTTGTTAAGCGGGTTGTAAAGCAATCCCCACCCAAAGGTGTCTTTGTAGGTGCGCGCTGCTGCCGCAAAAGCGCCTTGAATTTTATCCGACAGCGCAATGTTGGGGTCTAGCCGTGATGATTGCAGCGCAGACGCAAACGGTATCAACCCGTCCAGCGTTAAAATCAGCAAATCGCCGCCGTATTTCGTCATGCAACGCCGTGAAATTGGCGCGCCAATAACCCACACACCAATTAGCGCCCACGTTGCAGCACTGCTGGGGTCGGTTCCGCGATAAACAGCAACTTCGCCTTGATCGGTAATAAAAACCAAGTTGTCGTCAACGCCGTAACCTGCGTCAATTGTCCACGTTGCCATTGACCGCAGGCTGCCACCCAAGTGCATGACGCTCGACAAATCTAATGGCTGTGCCGCGCCGCCAATAGATGCGGTCGGCAAATACCACGCTTTCAACGTGTTCTTTTCAATAAACCACATTCGGTTTTTGAATAAAGTTGGCTGAATTAAATTAGCTGTTGTAACGCCTGTAATCGCGGGCGTTGATACGCCATCAATAGGTGTCCAACTTGTGCCGTTGTATAAAAGCGGGTCATCTACACCGTTTGCGGCATACAAATATTGGCCGCCGCTAGTTGTGACGTTGGTGTACTCCCATTGCGAGTTGGATAATCCAGCAACCAGTGACGAGCCGGCTGTGCCTGCCGACGTTACGTCAAAAATTTCACCGTCACTAATTGCAAACAGTTGGACATTTGCACCCGCGTTATACGTCATCAACGTTTGTACTTCCGCAGGCAAACCCGTGACATGCTTTACATAACCGCCCCGCAAATTCACATTCGACACGCTTGGAAACATGTTTTCCAAGTACACCGCATCGGTCGGAGCCATATTGGCTAACGCATCCCGTGAATTCCAACCGCCCACGGGCGCAGGCAACGACGCCACGTTTGCTGTGGTGCGTTGAATTAACCGCCTGCGAACAGGTGACGCCATTAGGTGCTACCCGTGCCGTAACCGCTGTCAGGAATGTTGTCGTAACCGATCAACACCGTGCCAGGTCGTGGCGCAAACGACAAATTAGCCGCAGCGGTATCCTGCCCAATGGCCGTTTCTAGCTCCATCAGATAATCGCGATATAGCGCGGTCGTATCAAAGCCTTTTGCTTCAAAGTATTTAAGTTTGGTGCCTAGCACCATAACGCGGTCTGGATAAATGCAAGTATCGGTGTCAGCGGTAAAGCTGTTTTTTGGTACGCCAAGCGCGCTTTCTACCCATGCCGCGCTGCGGTACTCGAAACCTAGCAATTCGCCCGCATTGGTGCCTGGCCATATCTGAAAATATTTACCGAGCAAACGCCAACGGATACGCGGGCCAGTGCTGATGTAGCCCGATAGCAGCCATTGCCACTGCTGCGGAGATTCAGGGCCAAGCATTTCCCAGCGCTTGCTTTTATCCCAATGCGTGCGATTGACAGTGCTAACGTAATCAGCAGGCAAGTCATATTTTACCTTTTGGAAAATAACTTTGCCGTTGACCACCGTTTCTGTCGGTGCGTAATTGATGGCTACGGACGTTGCGCCCGTAACCGCCGTAATGTAGGTCGCATTTGGAATACCTACGCCCTGCACTTGATAACTTTCGGATAACCCTGCGGTGGTAGGAATTCCAGTAATAACCGCCACACCATCCACCCACGACGCTGTTGTTGTCGTCGCCTCGGTGTAAAAAGTATGTTGGCGCGTCAATTCCCGCCAATCTGCACGACGGAGCAACTCATATCCGCACGCATTCATCAGG